GGAACGAATGGCTACTTCGAGGCGCTGGATTTCCCCGTCGGCCACGGCGACGGCTACATCCAGATTTACAGCGGCGACCCCAACGCCTACGCGCTGAAGGTGGTAGGCGACAGCATGCAGCCCCGCATCCGCAGTGGTGAGTTCGTCCTGATTGAGCCCAATCGCGGCTTCGTCTCGGGCGATGAGGTGCTGGTCAAGACCGTCGATGGCCGCTCCATGATCAAGGTCTTTATGTACCGCCGTGACGGTGAATATCGCCTGCTGAGCGTCAACGACGCACACCCGCCGACCACGTTGCGAGAAGCCGAGATCGAAATAATCCACCCCGTCGGGGCCATCCTGAAGGGCTCGCGGTATATCGAGTTATGAGCGGATCTTTGCGGCTGAAATGGGGGGCTACGATCATCGAAGTGCTGAAGAAGAAAGCGCTCTACGGAGCGTGTGTTCTGGGGGTTTTGGCTGTTCTAGGCTGGGGCATTGGCTACCAGAAAAAATGCCCTGACGGCCTGTATGTGACCAGCAATGCAACGGTCGCGCTGCTGGCCTGGCTGGCGGGCGCGGAAATGTGCCGCTAAGCGGCGACTCAGGTGCAATAAGGCGCGACTCGCGCATGGAGGCGTGTATGAGAATCATCACAGCAATATTGGTCAGCGCGCTATCCCTTCCAGCTTACGCATGGGACGGCTATGACTACGGATCTGGCGACCACGTTGTAATCGAAAGCGGCAATCTGGTCAGGCCGGGCGAAACCATCGAATTCTACGACTACGGCTCGGGCCAATACCGCTCCGCAGACGTCGAATCAATATCCAGATACGGCTCGTCAGTTGAGGTCGAAGTGTATGACCACGACAGCGGCGAGTATCGAACGCTGGATATGGAAGACAACTGATTCACCACCAAAAAAGCACAAGGAGTGCAACATGAAAATAGCCAGCACAGTACTAGCAATCCTGCTCGCCGTAGCATCCTTCAGCGCCACAGCCCACGGAGGTCGCACCAACTCCCAGGGCTGCCATAACGAGAAAGCGACAGGGGGCTACCACTGCCACCCTTAAGGCTCTAGCGCCGCCAGGCCTGGCAGGCTGGGGTCTCCTGATCTTCTTGAGGCTCGCAGTCAGCCAGATGGGGCTCCCATGACAAGGCGCGACCAAGCGAGCGCACCAGCTGCGCGCGCTGCTGGTTCAGGTCTTGGCTGTTTTCAACAAACTCGATCAGCAGCCTCAGCGTTCCGAAAACCCGCTGCTTGGGAGTGAAGTTTATGATGTCTTCGATTCTTCGACCGTCAGTCTCGCCAGGAAGTTGGATTCGAGTGGGTGAGTTCAATTGTGTGGTCTCCGCAGTATATGGGCCTGATTACCCGTTCGGTGATTGTGAGGTTGTGTATAACCCACAGCACCCCACAAGCCATGATGTCCGATGGACAGGAAGCGCCTGGGCGCTCGCCGAGTCGCCCGACCAGGGCGGCACAGGCGACGCCCCGCGCCTCAAGCGCTACGTCGAGATCTTGAAGCGCGGCAAGTGATCAGATTTCCGCCAGGCTTTTATTCGCCTTGAGCCGCCCTGCGCAACAATTCCCGTGGATCAAGAAGTCGCGCTGATTCGCCGGGCGCAGCTCCGTCATCAGGGGCGATCCCCTCCATGGCAGGGTGATCAACCCCCAGCATCGGGCTGCACCAGGACAGCGCGTTATCCAGCTTGAGCCGCGCCGCATCTAAATGCCCTATAGCCAGAGCATGCTTGGCCAGCGCCACATTGTTCAGCGCGGCCACCACGTCGCGCAGGCATACCGTCGTAGTCGCAAGCCCGACCGCCAGGTCAAAGCGGCAATCCAGTGCAGGATCTGGCTCCAGCCCCTCCAGCTCCACCAGCCGGCCAAATAGCGCGTTCAGCTTGACCTCGATATTGCGCTCCACCGCACGCAGCGGCGGCGCATCCTCGCGCAGCTCATCCTCCCACCACAGATTGCCGCTGGCGCCAACCGTATAGCGCCGCCCCTCTTCATCCTCCAGCACCAGCAGCGGCTGACCGAGAAACACCTGCTCGATCAAGGCCTGCATGCGCTCGCGCGCCGCGCCTGATGATTCGGTCTGCTTCTCAGGCTTACCTCCGGCACTGCTGATCTCGTCTCGCCTCACTCTCTCTCGCATATCTGTTTCCTCTGCTTTCAATTGGTCAGGAATTCCTGACGGCGAAAGAATATCAATTATTACAACGCAAAATTGCATTTCGATCTTGCAAACTACAATTTTGCGTTGTAACTTAGCGCCATGCCAGTCACCTGGCAGGGCCTACCAGCCCACCGCTCTTTATAAACCGATTGCACCACTCAGTCCCGACAGGTCCGGCGAAAGCCGACAGCCTGAGCGATGGTGGATAAACCGACTGATACGCCAGTGAAGCTGGCCCACGCATGGCTCTGGTCACCATGCCGGCTCGGCCTGTTGATGCATCTGGAATCAGCAGCAACCGAGACGCGCAGCGAACACTCCCTGCCGGAGCCAAGATGAGGCGCAACACCGGCACAGTGCGAAACAGCGAACTTGAGCCCAGCCGGAGGTGGCCTGTAACCCCGCGCCTACAGCCAGAACGATTGAGTCGCGCAAGAAGCCAGCAGCTGAGCGCGATTGAAGGGATACCGGCCCCATGTTGTGGGCCGGCCATTCCCAACCTCATTCACCAAGCGCCCATCGAGACAGCCGCTTCCTCCCAATTCATAGCATTGGTCCTGCAATGAAGGAGGCGGCTGCCTGATTGGCGCCAACAGCAAAGGGAACAGCATGAACAATATAAGCGCACTGAAAAGCGCCCAGGCCTTCTCCGCTGGGCAATTCGCGTGGGACAACGCCACGCCGCCAGACCCCAGCAACGACGATCTGCTTTATGAATCGATCCTCGACAAGATCGACCAACGCGACGTTGACACCATCGCGGCCTATGCGGAATTCATTGCCTCCGACATCGACAGTGACCAGCTGCGCGACCTGCTGTTCGGCGTGCTTATGCACAGCGACCAACGCTGGATAACACGGCTATCGAGGATCTGCTGCGACCCACTGAGCGAACCACTCAACGCTATGCGCCTTGAGGCCGACCGCCGAATGGCCGAGTTCATCGAAACACAAATACGCCAGCAGCACGCCGCAGCAGGTGAATCGCCATGAGCATGCTGAAAGAGATTGCCGGACTGGCTGGCATCGCCATGCTCGTCGCCCCCTTCCTTGCCTACCTGGTCCATGTTGGCCTGCTGGGGGGCGTATGACTCGCTACCAGCGCGCTCGCCGCTACGCCTTCTGGCGCGGCTTCGCCATTGCCCTCCTGTTCTTCACGGGATGGATAGCCGTGTACGGCCTGGTTGATCGCATCTGCCAGTAACCCCTTTTTCGTTTCCAAACAATGCGCCAGCCCGTAGGGGGCTGCGCGCCTGGAGCAAGCCATGACTGATATCGCCGTATCCCCCGCTAAGGGGTTCAGCCTCACACCGCAATCGCTCGACGAGGCCATGCGCTTCGCCGACATCCTCGCCAAGTCCAGCATCGTGCCCAAAGACTTCAACGGCAACCCGGGCAACATTCTGGTGGCTATCCAGTGGGGCCTGGAGCTGGGTCTGCAGCCGATGCAGGCCATGCAGAACATCGCCGTCATCAATGGTCGCCCGGCGCTCTGGGGCGATGCGGTGATTGCCCTGGTCCGCGGCTCACCGCTCTGCGAATACATTTACGAGACGGATGACGGCCACATCGCCACCTGCCGGGTGAAGCGCCGAGGCGAGGACGAGCAGGTCCGCACGTTCAGCATGGACGACGCCAAGACAGCCGGACTGATGGGCAAGTCCGGCCCCTGGACGCAGCACCCCAAGCGCATGCGCCAGATGCGCGCCCGCGCCTTTGCTCTGCGCGACGTATTCCCTGACGTGCTGCGCGGTATGCCTGTCGCTGAAGAGGTGCAGGACATGACGCCGGAGCGGGACATGGGCACGGTTCGAGCGGGCCAGTCTGCCGAACGCAAATCACTGGAACAGCAACCCGCCAGCCTCCCCAACTACGACGACACAGAGTTCGCGGCGAAGCTGGCCGACTGGAAAGACCTCATCGAAGGCGGCAAAACCACCGCCGACCGCATCATCAAAATGTCCGCTTCGAAGGTCGCGCTGACCGAAGAGCAGAAACACGCCATCCGTGACCTAGAGGTAGCCGAAGCATGAACATGACCATCCACGACGTACAGCAGGGCTCTCCCGAATGGCTCGCCCTGCGCGCAGAGCATTTCACTGCCTCCGAAGCGCCGGCCATGTATGGCGTCTCCAAGTACCAGACCCGCAGCGACCTGCTGCAGCAGAAGAAAACAGGCCTGGCGCCCGAGGTCGACGCCGCCACCCAGCGCCTGTTCGACAACGGGCACGCCACCGAGGCCGCGGCCCGGCCTATCGTCGAACGCCTGATCGGCGAAGACCTCTATCCCGTAGTCGGTACGCGCGGCAACCTGCTGGCGAGCATGGACGGCATGACGATGCTCGGTGACACCCTGTTCGAGCACAAGGCGCTGAACCAGTCGCTGATTCAGCAGATCGCAGCCGGCGAGCTGGAAGCCCACTACTGGGTTCAGCTGGAGCAGCAGCTTTACGTCAGCGGGGCTGAGCGCGTGATCTTCGTCTGCTCCGATGGCACCGAGGACAATTTCCACCACCTCGAATACCGCCCGGTGCCGGGCCGCATTGAGCAGATCCTGGCCGGCTGGAAGCAGTTCGAAGAGGATCTAGCAGCGGTCGAAGTGGCAGCGCCGAAGATGCCTGAGGCAGTCGGGCGCGCCCCGGAAAACCTGCCGGCCCTGCGCATCGAAGTCACCGGCATGGTCACCGCGAGCAACCTCGCCGCGTTCAAGGATCATGCGCTGGCCGTCTTCGAAGGCATCAACCGCGACCTGCAAACCGATCAGGATTTCGCCAACGCCGAGTCTACGGTGAAGTGGTGCGGTGAAGTCGAAGACAAGCTGAAGGCCGCAAAGGCTCACGCCCTGAGCCAGACAGCCAGCATCGACGAGCTGTTCCGCGCCATCGACGCCATCAGCGACAGCGCGCGAGCCACCCGGCTGGAGCTGGACAAGCTGGTCAAGGCTCGCAAGGAAAGCCGCCGGCTGGAGATCAAGCAAGGAGCTGAGCAGGCCCTGACCGCGCACATCGCCGCAATCAACAAGCGTCTGGGCAAGGTTCAGCTGCCCCACATCACCGCCGACTTTGCCGGAGCGATTAAGGGCAAGCGCACCATAAGCAGCCTGCAGGATGCCGCCGACAGCGAACTGGCCCGCGCCAAGATCGAAGCGAACCGGATCGCAGAAAGCATCGAAACCAACCTTGCCAGCCTGCGCACGATGGCAGCCGGCCATGCTTTCCTTTTCAACGATGCCCAGCAGCTGGTGCTCAAGGACAACGAAGCACTTGAGGCAATCATCAAGGGGCGCATCGCCGATCACGAAGCCGAGGAAAAAGCCAAGGCCGAGGCCCGCGCCGAAGCCGAGCGCGAGCGCATCCGCCAGGAAGAGCGCGACCGCCTGGAGAAGGAGCAGGCAGAACAGCTTGCGCGGGACGCCGAAGACAAGGCCAAGCAAAAGCGCATCGACGACGCCGCAGCAGCTGAGCAGCGCCGGATTGAGGCTACCCAGGCCGAGCAGGAAGCGCGGATCGTGCCCGACGCTGACGAATCGCTCAACGCAATCCGGAGCGACGCGCCCGCAAGTTCGCAGCCAGCTCTCGTCGCAGATCGCACCCCGGCAGCGGCAGCGCAGCGTCAAGCGGCGCCCGTAGCCGAGACGGTAACCATCGCCCGCGACCTGTACGACGAACTGCTGCACGACCAGCGCCTGCTGCGTGCGCTTGA